GGGTTGTATTGCCCCGCATTGGCGAGATGCATATGAAGGCACGGACTATAAACAAGTGTTTTTACACTACGTACGTGCTAGAGGTGAAAACCGCCACTGTTATTTTGACAAGAAAAGGTAATTATGGCAATCGAAAAAAGTTTATACCAAGCACCCATGGGGATTGAAGAAGCGGCACTCAACATGCCGGAAATTGAGATTGAGATTGAAGACCCGGAATCAGTCACAATTGGTATGGATGGCATGCCCATCCTAGAGATAATCCAAGACGAAGAAGATCCTGAGTTTGGTATGAACTTAGCGGATGAGATGGACGACAGCGCACTACAAGAACTTACCAGTGAGTTAGTTGGTATGTTCGACGCAGACATTAGTGCACGCAAAGATTGGGCCGACACCTACATAGAAGGTATGAAGCTTTTAGGCCTTAAGATTGAAGAAAAGACCGAACCATGGGAAGGCGCATGCGGTGTGTTCCACCCGATGCTAACAGAATCAGTAGTGCGCTTCCAGTCAGAAGCCATTATGGAGACATTTCCAGCCCGTGGTCCTGTACGCACACAGATTATTGGTAAAGAAACACCAATTGCTAAAGCAGCTGCTCAACGTGTCGAAGAAGACATGAACTACAAGTTGACTGAGCAGATGACCGAGTATCGCCCTGAGCACGAAAAGTTATTGTGGAACTTGCCGTTGGCTGGTTCAGCATTCAAGAAGGTGTACTACGACCCAAGCTTGGGCCGCCAAGTAGCGATGTTTATTCCGGCTGAAGATGTAGTTGTGCCTTATGGTGCGTCTAACTTAGAAACAGCCGACCGTGTTACACACCAGATGCGTAAGACCAAGAACGAGATGAAAAAGCTTATGGCAGCCGGCTTCTACCGTGATGTAGACTTGCCAGAGCCAACAGGCGAACTAGACGATATTGAGAAACGTAAAGCGGAAGGTACGGGTTACAGTGCAACATCTGACAGCCGTTACCGCATCCTTGAGATGCACGTCAACTTTAACTTGCCTGGTTATGAAGATGAGAAAGACGGCGAAGAAACCGATATTGGCTTGCCATACGTCATTACCATTGAGAAGCAATCAGGCATAGTATTGGCCATCCGGAGAAACTGGTATGAAGAAGATGTTCTTAAGCTCAAGCGTAATCACTTTGTGCATTATCAGTATATTCCTGGCTTCGGGTTCTATGGTTACGGACTTATACACCTTATTGGCGGCTACGCGCGCTCTGCCACTAGTATTATTCGCCAGCTCGTTGATGCTGGTACTCTTAGCAATCTTCCTGGCGGACTTAAGTCAAGAGGCCTACGAGTCAAAGGTGACGACACCCCTATCTCACCGGGAGAGTTCCGAGATGTAGACGTACCAAGCGGTTCAATCCGTGACAACATCCTACCGTTGCCATACAAAGAGCCATCACAAGTTCTATACACATTGTTCCAAAACATCGTTCAAGAAGGACGCGCATTCGCTACAGCGGGTGACATGAAGGTGTCGGACATGGGTGCAAACGCCCCTGTGGGAAGTACATTGGCAATCCTTGAGCGCACATTAAAAGTGATGTCAGCGATTCAAGCCCGTGTTCACTATGCAATGCGTGTTGAGTTCAAGTTACTAAAAAACATTATTGCGGATTACACTCCAGATGAATATGACTATCAGCCAGAAGAAGGTTCGCGTTCTGCGAAGAAGTCGGATTACGACGACATTGATGTCATACCCGTCAGTGACCCAAATGCAGCAACGATGGCGCAAAAGATTGTTCAGTATCAAGCGGTGCTCCAGTTGGCACAAACAGCGCCTCAACTATACAATCTCCCACTCCTACATCGTCAAATGGTCGAGATCCTCGGTGTCAAGAATGCGAACAAGCTCATTCCGATGGAGGATGACATGGTACCGACCGACCCAGTGTCCGAAAACCAGAATATTCTGAAGATGAAGCCGGTCAAGGCGTTTATCGAACAGGACCACGAGGCTCACATTACAGTGCACATGGCTGCTATGCAGGATCCAAAGATTGCTCAGTTGGTTGGTCAAAGCCCGATGGCTCAGCAGATCGGTGCGGGAATGCAGGCTCATATTGCAGAACATTTGGGCTACGCATACCGCCAGCAGATCGAGCAGATTATGGGTACAACATTGCCTCCAGAGTCACAAGAAGGTGAAGAACCACCGAAGATGCCACCACAAATGGCCGCTCAAGTGGCTCAGATGTCCGCTCAGGCCGCTCAACAGTTGTTAGGTAAAAACCAGCAAGAGGCCGCACAACAACAGGCTCAACAGCAAATGCAAGATCCGATCATCCAGATGCAGATGAAAGACCAGCAGTTGAAAGAAGCTGAACTTCAGCGTAAGAAACAAAAAGACCTCATGGACGCAGCGGCTAAGGCGGACCAGATTGAGGTTGAGCAAGAACGCATTGCGGCGCAAAAAGAAATCGCAGGCATGCAGGTTGGTGCCAAAGTTGCCAAGGACAAGGAAGAACTGGCCTCACGCAATCAGTTAGAAGGACTACGTATCGGTAAAGATATTGCTAAAGATAGAGCCCAGATGGCTGCACAATCCCGCCAGAAGGACCAACAATCTAAGAAAAATGGTGATCAGTGAGCAATTTTGATTATTTAATTAAAGAATTTCAGGATGAAATAAACATTCATTCACAAGCAATCGTAACTGGTAGGCCTCAAACCATCGAGGAATACCGGCAAGTAGTGGGCACCATCCGAGGCCTGGAGTCCGCTATTCAAATAACCAAAGACCTCGTGCAAAGACTGGAGAATTCTAATGACGATTGATTTGTCACAAGCAGTTGATCTGAATGCCGTCCTTAACAAGGCGGACGAAGACAAAGCAACACTATTACCTGACCCGTCTGGGTACCGCATTTTGTGCGCTATTCCGGAGGTTGAGGAAAAGTACGACAGCGGTATTATTAAGGCTGACGCAACCCTGCATTATGAAGAAGTTCTATCAACGGTCTTTTTTGTAGTCAAAATGGGTCCAGATTGCTATAAAGATCCGGCTCGTTTCCCAAGTGGTGCTTGGTGTAAGGTAGGTGACTTTGTCTTGGCTCGTCCAAATTCAGGCACACGTCTAAAGATTCATGGTCGTGAGTTCCGAATTATTAATGACGATTCCGTAGAAGGAGTTGTTGAAGATCCCCGCGGTATTAAGCGTGCATAAGGAGTAACAAATGGCAGAATATATGGAAGAATTTAAGTTTCCCGACGAGCTTGAAGAAGAAGCAAAAGCAGCTAAAGCCGCCGAGGACAGCGCAAACCTAGAGGCGTCCGAGTCTGAAATTGAGATTGTGGATGACACTCCACCTCAAGATCGTAATCGTGAGCCATCAGACCCACCCCCAGAAGTAACTGAAGACGAGCTTGAATCCTACGATAAGAAGGTTCAAAAGCGTATACAGAAATTTACTAAGGGTTACCACGATGAGCGTCGTGCCAAAGAGGCGGCGTTTCGTGAACGTGAAGAGGCACTTAATGCGGCTAAGTTTTTAGCAGACGAAAACAAACGCCTACAAGAACAGCTTCATGAAGGTAGTAAAATCTATATTGAACAGGCTAAAGGTGGCGCAGAAGCTGAATTAAACGTTGCAAAACGCCAATTTAAAGAGGCTTATGAGTCAGGTGATGTGGACGCAATGACCCTAGCACAGCAAGCAATTGCCGTTGCAACAATGAAAAGTGAGCGTGCATCTACATTAAGGCCTTTACAAGTTGAAGAAAAAGAGGTAAAAATACCACAAGCGCAGCAAGAAGCTCCTCAACAACAGTTGGATCCTCGTACTTCTGTGTGGTTAGAAGATAACCCTTGGTACGGCGATGACGACGAAATGAGTGCTACGGCTCTTGGTTTGCACAGTAAGCTAGAAAAAGATTTTGGAAAACAATATATTGGTTCCGAAGAGTATTTTAAGAGAATTGACGTTACAATGCGTAAAAGATACCCCGAATATTTTGGGAGCGAAACAAAGCAAGAAACTTCCGAGGAAGAGGAAAAACCTCAAACTCGTGCCAAACCCGCAAGTAACGTAGTGGCTCCGGCTACACGTAGTACTGCGCCAAAGAAAGTGAAACTAACGACAACGCAAGTTGCAATTGCTAAAAAGTTAGGAGTACCTCTAGATTTATACGCCAAAAAGGTTGCTGAACAAATGAATGGAGAAAGATAATGGAACAAAATCGTAAACCACGTAGTACGGAAACCCGTGAATTAGTTGAGCGTCCAAAGCAGTGGATGCCCGCCGACCTTCTCCCTGAGCCAGATAAACAGGCTGGGTTTGCTTATCGCTGGATTCGTGTTTCAACTTTGAACAACGCAGACCCCCGTAACATCTCAGCAAAAATGAGAGAAGGCTGGGAGCCTGTTCGTATTGAAGAACAACCAAAATTTAAACTGCTAGCTGATCCTTCAAGTCGTTATAAAGACAACATTGAGATTGGCGGATTATTGTTATGCAAAACTCCGGCGGAGTTCGTTCAACAGCGTAATGACCATTATGCAAACGTTACCGAATCTCAAACGAAAGCTGTAGACAATAGTTTTATGAAAGACAACGACCCAAGGATGCCTCTCTTTAGTGAGAAAAAATCTACGACGTCGTTTGGTAAAGGTAAATAATTTTATTAATTTTAAGGAGTATTTAAATGGCTTATCCAACAGTAAGCGCTCCATACGGCTTTCAAGCAATTAATCGTGTAGACGGCATGCCATATGCCGGTGCAATTCGTCAGCTTCCAATTACGGCAGCTTACGGAACAGCAATCTACAACGGTGACATTGTTAAACTAGTCGTTGGTGGCACAGTAGAAAAATCAGCAATTGGCACAAACGTAGAAGCACAAGCTACTCTAGGTGTGTTTGTAGGTTGCCAATATGTAAACAGCACAAGTCAAACTGTGCAAGCTCAATACTATCCAACTGGCGTTACAAGCGCTATTGCTTATGTAGTATTAGACCCACAAGCTGCGTTTAAAGCCGCAGTTACTACTTCTGGCAATACAAGCGTTGTTACTTCTGTAACACGTGCAGTTGTAGGTACAAACATGGCAATTGCTACTGGCACAGGTAATAACGCCACAGGTAATTCAGGTTTGTCAGTAATATCAGGTTCCGCTGCTAATACAGCGATTCTTCCAGTCCGTGTAATCGACGTTGTTCCTGAAACAGCCGTTAACGCAACTAACTTCCGTGAAGTTATCGTTAAGCTAAATCAGCCACAATTAGAAGTTACACTTGGCAATAACCTCTCTTAAGGAGCATATAAATGGCTATTTCACGCGCACAACTCTTAAAAGAGCTATTACCAGGATTGAACGCATTGTTCGGACTTGAGTACGCAACATACGGTGAACAACACAAAGAAATCTACGATACAGAGACTTCTGAGCGTTCGTTCGAAGAAGAAACTAAGTTGTCAGGCTTTAGTGCCGCTCCAGTAAAGAACGAAGGTTCTTCATTGGCATATGACAACGCACAGGAAGCGTTTACAGCTCGTTATACACACGAAACAATCGCTTTAGGCTTCAGCTTGACTGAAGAGGCTATCGAAGACAACTTGTATGATTCATTGTCTGGTCGCTACACTAAAGCATTAGCTCGCGCTATGGCGTACACAAAGCAAGTAAAAGCTGCTAACGTATTGAACAACGGCTTCAACAGCGCCTTTGCTGGTGGTGATGGAGTTGCATTGTTTGCTACAGACCATCCGCTAGTGTCTGGTGGTGTTAACAGCAATACTCCGTCTACTCAAGCTGACTTGAACGAAACATCATTGGAAAATGCTGTTATTCAAATCGCTGCTTGGACAGACGAGCGTGGCTTGTTAATCGCTGCTAAACCTACTAAGTTAATTGTTCCACCATCATTGCAATTCGTTGCAACACGTTTGTTGGAAACAGAACTTCGCGTAGGTACAGCTGATAACGACATCAACGCAATTAAGAACAACGGTTCTATCCCAGGTGGTTATACAGTAAACAACTACTTGACAGATAACAACGCATGGTTCTTGTGCACTGATGTACCAAACGGCATGAAGCATTTCGTTCGTACCCCTATGTCTACAGGCATGGACGGTGACTTCGATACTGGTAACGTACGTTACAAGGCTCGTGAGCGTTACTCATTTGGTTTCTCAGACCCATTGGGTATGTTCGGTTCACAAGGCGCTTAATACGCCAAGTGTAGAAAGAGGGGCCTTCGGGTCCCTTTTTTGTTTTAAAATAGTTGCAACTTTTTAAAAATAGAGTAATATTCAATAAACCGGGAATAACCGGCTTATTAGACTGTCCCGGCAGACTCATACAAGACTAATAAGCTTAACTCTGTATGGAGAAATTTATTATGGCACGTACTACTTTTTCAGGCCCAGTGCGGTCTGGTTATCAAGGCGGAGACGCAAGCTCACAACAACCTTTAACACCTACCACTATTAACACTGGTAATGTAATTCCAGCTGATTCTGGTACGGCAACTTCTGGCTTCTATGCTCGTGTAATGCCAACCACAGGTTTTGGTTCAAGCGATTACACAGTTCCTGGTGAGGCTTTTTCTGTATTTGGACGTGTCCAGTGTGGCGCTCCTTTTGCTGTAGCTCCTTCTACTACTTTCAACCATATGGCTGGTACAGTAGGTGAGTTTGCAGTTATTGGTACATACGCTAACTTTGGTTTAATGGCTGGTGTACTAGGTACTATTAATACCAATACCCTGTCAGGTGACGCTGCTGTTATGGCATTTATGGACGGCGATTCTGGTGTAACCACCGCTCGTTGCGCTTTTGGTGTTGCAATGGCTCAAACTACTGCTGGTTCTGGTTTTGAATATGGTATGGACTTGAAGATGCAAGACCCTGTAGCTGATGCTGGCGGCCCTTCTGGCGTCATTCCTTACAAGACTGCTGAAATCCGCTTGGCTAATGATGCTGCCGCTGCTCCTGTTGTTATTAAAGTAGGTAATTTTGTTGACGGCGCTGCTTCTGGTGTAGGCAAAGGTTCGTTAGGTATTGATTCTACTGATGGACTATTGTTTGTATCCGATGCTTCTGGCAACTGGCAAGCTGTTACTGTCTAATGTTGACTCATAAAGACCCAGAAGTTCAAGTAATGCTTGGGCTTTTGGAATCACAAAGAGACCACGTTATGGGTATCGCAGCGATGCAGGCTAAGCAAATTGAAGAGCTAAAAGCTAAACTCGCTGCTCAACATACAGACCAGGAGAATAAAGATGGCAATGCAATATGACGTAAAGTCGTTTCACGCATCAGCTTCAGCACTTGCGTACGATGGGCGCGTTCGTTTAAAAGGTGTAATTACATCTCCTACTACGTCTACAGTTTTTAACACGGCTGTACTTGATACTGCGGGCGCCTTGAGCGGAACTTACAATATTCCAGGCTCAACAGTCTGCACAGTGACTATTGCTAATCATGGGTTGGCAAACGGGGATAGAGTAGGGCTTGATTTTACTAGTGGTTCAGCAACAGATGATTGCGTTACTGTGGCAAACGTATCAACCAATACATTTACTGTAACCACAGCAAATCTAACTACCAGTGGTAACGTAACCATGTACCCTAATATTTTGACTGAAACAGATTGTGCTTCAGGTACATCGTTCTATACGTTAATCCCAGGCGAAGGCATTCTTGCTCAAGAAGGATTGTTTTGTTTGTTGCCTGGTTCCGTTGTAACTACGACTATTTTTTACGGATAGGGATAGATTATGATGCAATATGACGTTAAATCTGCCCACGCACAAAATACTGGACTACTTGTAACCCAAGTACCTGTAAGACTAAAGGCTATTACGGTGACAAGCGGAACTGTATCAACAAGAAATACCGCCGTATGCGACCCAACTGTTCAAGCATCTGGTACGTACGCACGCGTCAGTCCTAGCGCTACAATTACAGTGACCATAGTAAATCATGGTTTTGTTACGGGGCAACGAGTGTTTTTAGACTTTACGTCTGGAATAGCACGGGATGGTACGTACGCAGTTACAGTAACAGGTGATGATACATTTACTTGTGTAGACCCTTTAGTAACTAGTGATGCAAGTGGTAACGTCACAGCGTATAGCAGTATTGCTCTAGAAATTGATACTTTTAGCTCAGTTGGTTTACCTGTTTTAATCCCAGGAGAAGGCATTTACTGCCCTAACGGTATTTTTGTAGGATGTGGCGCTTCTGTAACTGCAACGGTGTTCTATGGCTAAGAAAAAAGGCGTATCCCTAGCAATAGGTCGTGGTGAGAAACTACCGGTCTCGAAAGGGGCAGGTCTTACCGCTAAAGGCCGTGCTAAGTACAATGCTGCTACTGGCTCTAATCTAAAGGCTCCACAGCCTGAAGGTGGTCCACGTAAGAAGTCATTCTGTGCACGTATGTCAGGCATGCCTGGCCCAATGAAAGACGAAAAAGGTCGCCCTACACGTAAGGCAGCCTCACTAAAACGGTGGAAATGCTAATGAAAGACCATTTAAACGAAGGTACAAAGCACTTTTTAGACGGCGTGTCTTTACTTACTGTATTAGGAACATTGATGAGTTGGTTGCCAGCAGTAGCAGCGCTACTAAGTATTATTTGGACTGTGCTACGTATATACGAAAGCAAAACAGTTCAAAAATTGTTAGGTAAAAAAGATGCCGAGCACGAGTAAAAAACAACATAATTTCATGGCTGCTATAGCCAATAACCCAAAGTTCGCCAAAAAAGCTGGCGTACCTAAATCCGTAGGAGAAGAGTTTATGAAAGCAGACAAATCAAAAAAGATGGCTAAGGGCGGTATGCACGAAGACGTCAAAATGGACAAGAAGGTAGTTAAGAAGGCCGTTGGCATGCACGAAAAGCAATTGCATAGCGGCAAGAAATCTAACTTATCTAAGCTTGCTAAAGGCGGTGGCATTGAAGTACGCGGCAAGACTAAAGGTAAGATGATTAAGATGACGCGTGGCGGGAGCTGCTAATGAAAAAAAGTTATAACGACGGTGGTCTACCTGACTACGAACGCGAGCCTAGCGATGAAGACAAAGCACAGCAAGGTGCTGCTGTAGCTCAGTATAAAGTTGACAAGGGTATGAACCCTAATTTAAACGCGGATATGACGTTTAAAGAAGCTTTTGCTGCAGCTCGCAAAGAAGGTGATAAATCATTTGAATGGCGTGGTAAAAAGTACACGACTGAGATGGCTCCTTCTAAGCCTAAAGAACCTACAAAACGCAAATCACTTCCTGGTAGGGCTGCTGAAGGTAAGATGAGTGATGTCGTCGGAGCTAAAAAAGGCGGTATGGTTAAATCTTCAGCTTCTAAGCGTGGTGATGGTATTGCTCAACGTGGTAAGACTCGTGGGAGAATGGTGTAACTATGAGTCTCTTACAAAAGCTTAAAGACAACGTTATGGGTACTGAAGAGCAAAATGAGAAAGCCAAGAAAGAAATGGCTGAACAAGATGCTAAAAACCCAGATACAACACAGGCTAAAGTAAACCGCATGATTGAAAAAGTTAAGCCGACCAAAGAGCCAGTTAAGAAGGCTAAGGGTGGTATGGTTGGCTCAGCATCTAAGCGTGCAGACGGATGCGCTATTAAGGGTAAAACCCGTGGAAGGATGGTGTAATCATGGACCAGGATTTATACGACATAGACCCAGAATATCGTAAAAAGTACGATACCGATATGCAAAAAAGAGTGGAAGCGCAAGAAGCTCGAAGAGCAGATATACAAAAAACCAAAGCTAGTTTAAGGACGGATGTTCTAAGTTTGAGCAATGATGACTTTGGGTCAAAGTATGGGCGAGACCGCACCGCAAAAGAAGTTGCCATTAAAGATGCTAACGATAAAGCTGGATACAAAGAGGCTGAAGCTGAAAACAAAAGAGAAAAAGCCATGTCAAGAACTAGTGGTGGCGGTGGTGGCGGCATGCCGTCAGACAAGATGGACAAGATGAAGAAGATGAACTACAAGGCTGGCGGTAAAGTATCTTCAGCTTCTAAGCGCGCCGATGGCATAGCTATCCGTGGAAAAACAAGAGCTTAATATGAGACCTAGTCGTGGTATGGGCGCAATTAACCCAAGCAAGATGCCTAAAGGGAAGAAGAAAGCCCGTAGGGACGATACTGACTTCACGCAATACGCTGAAGGCGGTAAAGTTTCTAAGGTAAATGCTGCGGGTAACTACACCCAACCAGGCAAGCGTAAAGCTATGTTTAACAGTATTAAGAACTCAGCCGTTCAGGGCACCGCTGCGGGTCAGTGGAGTGCTCGTAAGGCTCAGCTATTAGCCAAGCGCTATAAAGCGTCTGGCGGCGGGTATAAGTAAGTGAGTGGCCTTGCAAAAAGTCAGCGCTCTCTTAAATCTTGGGGTGACCAGAAGTGGACGACTAAGTCTGGGAAACGTTCAAGTGATACTGGAGAACGATACTTGCCAGAAAAAGCAATCAAAGCGTTGTCACCTGCTGAATATGCAGCAACAACCAAAGCAAAACGAGCAGGAAAAGCTGCTGGAAAACAGTTTGTAGCCCAGCCAAAGAGCATTAAAGCTAAAGTAAAACCGTATAGGAAAGTCAAATGACAACATCTACCACAACAGCTTTTAATTTAAACCTTAACGATTTAGTCGAAGAGGCGTTTGAGCGTTGTGGCCTTGAGTTGCGTACTGGTTACGATTTTCGTACGGCTAGACGTTCATTGAATTTGCTTACTGTAGAGTGGGCAAACCGCGGTATTAACCTATGGACGGTTGAGCAGGGTCAAATTACGATGAATACTGGGCAGGCTACGTATGCTTTGCCTAACGATACAATCGACCTCCTAGACCAAACTATTCGTCAAAACAACGGTACAACTAATCAGACCGACATTAACATCAGTCGTATTTCTGAGCCTACCTACATGACCATTCCTAATAAGTTGACCCAGGGGCGTCCTATTCAGGTGTGGATTAACCGTCAGTCTGGTCAAACAAATAACTTAGCATCGACTACTTTAAACGGTGCTATTAACGCTACCGATGTGACTATTACTTTAACTTCAACGGTTGGTTTGGCTACATCAGGTTTTATCAAAGTTGATAACGAAACGATTGTTTACTCAAACATCAGCGGCAACCAGCTTTTAAACTGTTCTCGTGGTCAAGCAAATACCACAGCAGCATCTCATTTGACCGCGGCGTCTGTGTACACTCAAAACTTACCCTCAATCAACGTTTGGCCTACCCCTAATGCTGGTGGTGATTATGTGTTTGTGTACTACCGCCTGCGCCGTATGCAGGATGCGGGCACGGGTGTTACTGACCAGGATATCCCATTCAGATTTATACCGTGCATGGTAGCTGGCTTGGCTTACTACATTTCAATGAAAAAGCCTGAAGTGGCTCCAGACCGTATTATGATGCTTAAGCAAGATTACGAACAGCAGTTTCAGTTAGCGTCAGAAGAAGACCGCGAAAAAGCACCAATAAGATTTGTTCCAAGGACAATTTTCTATGCCTAGTCGCTTTGCTTCTGGCAAGTACGCAATTGCTCAGTGTGACAGATGTAACTTCCGCTATAAGCTGAAAGAACTAAAACGACTAATTATTAAAACTAAAAATATTAATATATTGGTTTGTCCAGAGTGTTGGGAACCCGATCAGCCGCAGTTATCACTTGGTTTATACCCAGTAAATGACCCGCAGGCTGTTAGAAATCCTAGACCTGATACCAGTTATATTGTGTCCGGTATAGGGCCTGATGGTAGCCCTGAAGGCGGAAGTAGAATTATTCAGTGGGGTTGGAACCCTGTCGGACTGGGTAACGACTTTGGATTAACACCAAATTACTTGCTAGCGCAGGGACAACTTGGTACAGTTACAATAACAACTTCTTAGGAGTAAATCATGGGTTATAAATCAGGTGCAGACGGTATTACTAAACAGGGCAAAACTAAGGGTAAAAACCTTGGTGATTCAGGTCCAACAGTAGCAGCTTTACATGGCAAAGGCACAAAAACTTCAGGTGGCGGTAAACGCAACATTGATATGAAGACTATGGGTCGTGGCTTAGCTAAAGTCGCTGCTCAAAAGAGAGGTTAATCATGGCTTACAGCATGAAAAAAGGCGGCAAAGAAGTAGGTCCAGCTTCTGTATATGCTGAGCCACATACTATGGACGGTAAAAAGATGAAAAACGTTAAAGACGCAGTAACTAAGCCAGGTAATGGCATAGACAGGGTTAACATGTCTGTTGGTGGCTTTACCAAAGGCAACTATGCTCCTGATAACAAGCATGGCGAAATGAAGATTCGTGGCACAGGTGCAGCTACTAAAGGCACTAAAGCACGCGGTCCAATGGCTTAAGGGTAAACCCTAATGAATTATACATCGCTGTTTGGATTAATTAAAAGTTACGTCGAAAACGACTTTCCTAATCAGGACTGGACCGATACG